AAGGACTAAGCGCTGTTGTTGTTTCAGATTGTTGTGGATAACGTTTGACAGCAAGTGTTACTTTTGCATTACCTTGTAGATCTTTAAAATCTGGTATAAATCTTCTCATAGCTAAAAATACATCTCCGGAAAGTGTTGATCCTGTAGATTTACCTTGAGCATTTTTTTGACTTGCTTGTAAATCAAAATCATATGATTTTACAAATGATGTAACTGTTGTTGTACTACCATCTGCATTAACTTGATCAGTACCTACTTCATGCTCAAACAAAGTTGTTTGACCTAAACCATCCTCACCCACAACTTCAGGAAATGTTCCTGATGCAGAAGAATTAAATTTAGTTGCAATAGGTTTTGGATAAACTGTTGCGTCAATCCAAGAAGTTCTTGCTTCTGTTCCAATATACCAAACACCACCTCTTACTTGTTCGCCATAATTAAACACTACATATTGATCATTGTAAGTAGAACTAGTTGATGGATAATACCAAACAACTTCTGTAAATTGATTATTTAAACCAGCGTATACTTGTTGACCTTTTGTAGTATCAGCTTGATCGTATACATAGTCTTCAACAGAACAGGGTAGTGATTTAACTGTACCATCAAACATAAAGAAACCATTTGGACTCATCCAAAAAGCAACACCATCAATTTCAACAACTGCATTCTTACCTATCAATCCACAGTTAGTACCAACTTGTTCAAATCCAAAAGTAAAAGGTGCACCAATAAATTTCATTGAATACAATGCATTGTCTGTCCAAACTAAAATAGAGTCCTTACCTTTTAAAGCACCCATAATTTTTGTACCATCTTGTAATCTTTGAGTACCAGCAGTATTAATTGCTGTAGGAGTGTAATCATTTATATCTTCTTGGTCCGAGAATCTTATAAACATATTGTCTTGTGTTGCTGTATTTCCAATAGTTGTTTCTGTACCTAAGTGAATTAAGTGACGTGTTGTAGGTGAAACTAGTGTAACTCTTGTTGCTGTTGGGTTAGCTGATGTAGAAAAACCAGAAGTAGTTGTAGATGCTCTAGTTGTTAATCTTGCAGCATCTCCAGCGTTCCATGTAAATGTTTTACCATTTGCAATTGTTGCAACTAACACTTGACCAAAATTACTTAATGACCATAGTCCTGGTTCAAGAGTTACTACAGATGCAGAAGAGGCTTCACCCCAATCAACAAAGTCTGCAGCATTGGTTACTGTTGCACCACTTGAGTGTGCAGCTCTTGTTGAACCATCTACTGCTCTTGTAATACCTGTTAAGTTGTTTGTTGATACACCTGTATAAGAAATTAATTCTGTCCCAACTTGTATTCTACCAGTTGTTGGAAAACCTGTAGCAGATGTCAAAGCAATTGTTGATCCTGATGTACCACTAGTATTGTCACCAAGTGTTCCATTTAAAGTTGTTGTTACAGCACTTGAAACTATACCATCCCATTCTGATATACCCCAACCATAACCATAAGATTGTGCAGCAGGGCCAACAGGTTCATAAGGAATAACAGAACATACACCACCTCCAGCAGCACCTGTTGTAGTTTGTGTTCCAGTTACAATTGCAATCAATGAGTTTGTAATTCTAGTTACTTGAAATAGTTTATCTTCAAATGCAGCATCAGTTAGACCAATACCACTTGGTACAGTTACACCATCTAATAAAATTATATCACCTGATTGTAAATTATGCGCTGAAGAAAATGTTAATGAAACTTCTTTTGTTGCATCTGCAGCAGACATTACAACATTTCCGATTGTAGATTTAATTGGAGTAATATCGTACAGTTGACCTTCAAAATATATCAATAAAAACTTATCAGTTCCTATTGCAACATATTTGTTTCCATCTAAATCAACAAATGCAAACTCACGTCTTGCAACACTAACAATACTGTCAGAAACTAATGATGACCAACCACCAACTTTTTCTGGTAGTCCATATCTAAATCTAGTGTTATCACAATCTACCCATCTGTTTTCTGCACCAGATTCGGTGTCTTGTTTATCGATTCCCGGTAAGACTTTAAAGTCGATTAGAGCCATGATCCGTGCTCCTATATATTATCTTTATAGATCCAGCCTCTTGTAGAGTTTACATATACCAAAGTAAATGCAGCTCCATTTGTGGATACTGTTAAATTAGCGGCATTTCCTAAAATAGGTGAACTATTTCTATTGATAGTTAAGTTGTTAGAACCAAAACCATTTCCACTATCAATGAATGTAACTTCATTTCCTATAGCAGGTGAAGCTGGTAATGTTATTGTAACTGGAGCATTTAAACCTCCACCAGTACCTGTTGTATTAATTAATAATTGATCACCATTAACTGCAGTGTAAGCAGCGGGTATTGTATAATAGCCCTTGGTTATTGGACCTGAACTAATATTAGTTCCGTCTGAATATAAAACTATTTTAGCACCTACAGGGATAGTTACACCTGTTCCTGAAACTGTTTTAACTGTTAATGTATAATTAGATGAAGATCTAGCTGTTGCATCTTCTACAATAAAAACTCTTTCTGCAGAGTCGGGCATAGTAACTGTTCTGTTAGCTGCTAGTGTTCCTGTAAATTTGTAGTATAAATTTTTACCGTTTGATACGGCGTATGTTGATAAAGATAATGCTAGATCAGCTGATGCTATACTTTGAGTAAAGTATCCTGATGTTGCTTGTTCTAAAATCTGTAGGTTTGTATTAGTAATTGTACCCCAGGTACCTGCTTTTTCACCTGTTGTTATTAATTCTAGTTTTAAATCACTTGATGTACTTGATGCCATAATTCTCCTTATGCGTCAGGGTCAACCGGGACCCAAACTTGATTAACCCCTGGGGGTATTGGATTCCATGTTATAACACTTACAGGGTTAGTTGCAAGACTAAATTGTACTCCTGTTGGTACTATTAACTGGTTAGGAATCGTTGCTATATTACCTATAGATATGTTTAACCGGTTACCAGATACTATGACTGTAGGGCTAACAGTACTACTTCCAATGTCTGAAAAAGTTGTTTGTGCAAATGTTGTAGTTCCAAAAAACATAATTTATCCTTACGGTGTTGTAACGTCTACCCAAGTTTGTGTTACATTAGGATCAATAGGGTTCCATAATCTAATGTTTGGTTCGTTTGTACCTATAGCAAGACCGCTTCCTGTTACAGCTATACCTGCTTTTGCAACAATTGTCACTGATCCAGTAGTTAAATTATATCTATTACCTGTTATAATTGCTGTTGCATTTGCTTTAACTGTTGCATTTCCAATTGATAAATTAACTCTATTACCTGTAACTGAGAAGTTTGCAGCAGCTGCAATTGTAACTGTACCCGTTCCAATATTTAATTGATTACCATTTGGTAAAACAACTGATTTACCGGTTACGGTTACATTACCTATTGAGGTATTAAATCTGTTTCCTGTTACTTGAGCCGTGGCCCCTGCTGCTGCAGTAACTGTACCTGTTGCAATATTTAATTGATTACCCGTTGCTGCAACAAGTGCATTTGCAACTACAGTTGGACTACCTGTAGAGAAATTAAATTGATTACCTGTTACTGAGAATACTGCACCTGCTGCAACGGTTACATTACCTATTGCTGTATTAAGTCTACTACCTGTTGGGATAACAGTTCCACTAATAGAGAATGTAACTGAACCTGTTCCTAAATTATATTGATTACCTGTTACAGGTACGTTTGCACCTTCTTTAACAGTAACTGTTCCTGTCGATAGATTATATCTATTGCCGTTTGGTAAGACTAATGAGTTACCAACTACAACTACATTACCAATTGATGTATTGACCCTGGACCCTGATACATTGACCAATGCATTGGCTATTCCAATATCTGCAAATGTTGTTTGGGAAAAGGTAGTTGCACCGAAGAACATGGCAGCTTACCCCTTTTTCAATTCGTCTATTTCTGCTTTTAATTCTTTAATTGCATTAACTAATACTGGGACTAAATAAGCACCTGTTAATTTTAAATTATCTTCATTATCATTATTAACAAGAACTGGATTGTTTCCCTCTAAAGCTAAAATTTCTTGTGCTTTAAAACCAAATCTTGCTTTACCATGAGGTGTTGCATTTTCTCTTGATTTTTTAAATTTGTATTTAATTGGAGTTATTTGATTAATAAAATCTAAACCATAAGGAACATCTTCAATGTTCATCTTATCTCTTAAATCAGAAGTAACTGTCCAATCAATTTTAATGTGAGCAGTTGCAGATGAATTATTACCTATTACAATATTATTACTTCCTGTTGTAACATTACGCAAAGCATTTTCTGAACCAGAATTTTTACCAAGAAGAACATTATTACTTCCTGTTGTCATATTTGCACCAGCATATAATCCTAATAAAGTATTAGAAGAACCTGTTGTTACAATCTCACCAGCTTTCCAACCGATTGCTACATTTTCTGTACCTGTTGTGTTAGTTGTCAAAGCCTCATAACCAACGGCAGTATTATGATTTGCCGTTGTGTTAGCACCTAAAGAACCAGCACCCATTGCTGTATTACAACCACCTGTAGTATTGGCATCTAAAGAATTTCCACCAACTGCTGTGTTTGAATTAGCAGTTGTGTTATTTCTTAAAGCACTTCTACCCATTGCTGAATTACCTGCACCTGTTGTATTTAAAAGCATTGAAGCTGAACCAACTGTTGTGTTTTCGCTACCTGTTGTATTTGCTCTTAATGAATCATTTCCTAATGCTGAGTTACAACCACCTGTAGTGTTAGTGTAAATTGAACATAAACCTATTCCTGTATTAAAAGCACCTGTTGTATTAAATCTTAATGCAT